ACTTCCGTCTTCCTGCTTTACGCGCTTGTATTTCTGATCGTATTGGAATACCCAATACTTATTTGGGAATTTGCCGTCTCCTATTTGCCGCTGGTATGTCTTCATGTTTCCTGCCTCCCCTATTTGTGCCTCATTCCTGCCCGACTCCGGCCAGGTCTCACGCCTGGCGCGGGTTTTGTGAGCTCATTCTATTTCGTTGGTGTCGTATATCTCCTCTATGTCTGCGCGTAGCCTTCCCAGTTCGGCTCTCATGTTCTCTTGCTGTAATAGTGTAGCAAGCAGCTCGCTATTGATACTACGGACCTCATAACCCATATCTGTCGCCAATCCCATGCTGGTATTGAGACCAGCATCATTCTCTGCTAGGTATTTTATAGCGTTTGAGTAGTAGATCACTTCCGTTTCGTTGATCTGCTCCTCTAGTGCCTCGATGCACTCGTCCGCGTTGTCTGTTTCTGGTGCGTCCAGGCCGTCAAGCTGTCGGCTGTCTTTGAGTAGCTGCGCGATCTTCTCTGTTCTGGTCTGACTGTTCATGTTTTCTGCCCTCCTATTTGTACCGCTGCTTGTGGTTTATATAGCTTGAATAACAGTATATCCAAGCGCCGTTAGTATCTCGAGCCCGGGAGCGTAAAAATAGTTTCCATAATCCTTTTTTGCCGCGTCCCAATTAGCGCCGCGCAAGCCTTCGCAAGAGCCTTTTTCGGCTGGTTCGGCGTGATCGTGCAGCCGGATGCCGTCAATCGTTAGGCCGGATAACGCCGCCGTTAATTTGTCATACCCATAACCGCTTGCGGATCGCTGTTGTAGTTCTGGGAATGTACCATCCGTCATCCGGCTGGCGTGCCATACGTCCACTTGAACACGGCCGCTATCGCCATAGTACGCTTGTACCGTCGCAACATGGCGCTGGCCTCTTGTAATAATCCATGCTGATATTGACTTTCCCGCTTTTGTCTCTCGTACTTGTCTCATTTTCCCTCCGTCGCTGTTGAGCTGTTGAGCTCGGTTTCTCCGTCGCTGTCGCTGTCGCTGTCAGGTCTCTTGCCTGATACTATGAGTATATCACAAGGACGGATATTGTCAAGGGTTATTTTTGGTATTTTTTGTATCGCGTGGGTCGTGGGGCTTGTTGGGCTTGTCGGGGTTCGTGGGAGATTGATATACCGTTGCACGTTGTTGTGGGGTTCGTTTACTTTGTGGAGACATTGAAGAAGTCTTTTACTCTCGATCGATTTACTATATACTTTGCTGTGAATAGGGGAATAGTAAAAAAATATAGGCGCGCGTAAGGAGTAATTATTTACGAGTATGTAATATACGGGTAACTGTATGTATTTTCCCCCGAAACACTGCCACTTCTTTGCACTCAACACAATCACGCAAACAATCACACACAAGGACACACAATCACACCAACAATCACAATCCCCACAAGGTCAACCCCCAAGTATCTCAACAATCCCATACACCACAACAATCCTATAGTGCATTGTGTGTTATGTGTTTGTGTTGTGCGTGTTGTGTTTGTTGTGTGTCATGCACAACACGTTGTTGTGTGAGTGTCAATTCTCTGTTGATTGAGCGCCCGTTCAGGTTGTTATACCTTGTGGGTTTTGTATTTCTGTTTACCCACCCCGGGGGTTGTTGGTCGATACGTATGGCATCCAGCGCACGTCCCGCTTTTAGAATTAAATAGACCCACCCCCACAAATAAAATATTAAAAATTCTGAAATCAATATGCTCACATACCCCACATACCACCACGACTAAAAATAGTTCTTGACACCTCCGCCTCTGTGTGGTAAGGTAGCACAATAAGGCGCAAGGGACGTCTGAGCACAACCAACCCACAAGGGAGGAAACAGAATGGCGAAACAGAAAACCAGGGACGCAATCGCGGAGTCGGGAGGCGGTATTCTCGTCCGCACGCACGGACAGTATTACTACAAGACGGACACACAGAAAGGTATCCGCTCGTTCACGAAGGAAGTGCGGTTTCCGTCCATGGAGATTTTCCGCGAGACGGTGCGGAAATACATCGGTACGAAAATCAATCCCGACACGAAGTTGTCGGAACCACAGTATGCGGAGTCATCGATAATCAACATTCGCGGCCTGTTGAAGCGCCGGTTCATGCCCATACTTCTTGCCCGGGAGTTCCCTGATTTTGCGCGTATCCGGTTCGTGTCCATTGACGAAGTGGTGGGCAGCGGGACGGACTTGCCGATCAACCTGAGGTCCCGGGAACAGCTCCGGGAGCTTTTAACTGCCAAATCCATCCCTATCAACGTGGACGAGTATCTTGATATCGACGAACTCCGCTCCGACATTTTTGACTATTTCGAGTCTCCCGATTCCTTTCTGGCCGCCAAACCACGCAAGGATCGGATCCGTAGCGAAGAGCGTGCATTTATGGCAATGAACCAGGTTTCTGATACTCTCCCTCCCCGGAAGGATATGATCGAGAAACCCCCGAAACCGACGGTGTCTGGTAGCGTGGTAGACGAATTGTAAGATGCCCAGCGAGACGGATGGTATCTTCTACCCCAAGGGCGGAGGTATAGCCATAGTCGGGGGAGAAGTCGTTCCCACCGGCGGGGAGCGCCTTACCCCATCTGAGATCTCCAAACAGATCCGTGACGTGGTAGCGATGCCGTATGGCGGGAAAAACGCCGCGTGTATCGGTATGACGCTGCTGGAAGCGGCATTGTACGAGACAGCAGTCAAAGCCGCCAACGGCGATACCGACGCATTGTCGCGGTTGCTGGACAGATTGATGGGCAAGCCGGTTCAGCAGACTATCACGGCTACCGGAACGCTTGCGGATTTCTTGAGCCAGATCGCTCGAAGCGATGGAAAGGAGGTTGCAGGTGGGGCTGACAACAGAGCAGCAATCGATATTGACGCGCTTGGTCTCTGATCTCCCGTATTACTCGAGTAAATGCCTCAAGATAGTCGCAAAGGATGGGGCGATTCTCCCGCTTGCCTTCAACCGTGCTCAACGTACTATCCACGAAAAACTCGAGAAACAGAGACGCGAGACAGGGATGGTTCGGGCGATCATCCTCAAGGGCCGACAATTGGGCTGCACGACGTACGTCCAGGCCAGATACTTCCACCGTACAAATTTCCGCTCTAACCTTTCTGCCTTTGTTCTCGCCCATCAGGTAGAATCCACGATAAAGATTTTTGGGATGGCGCAAAAATTTCGCCAGAATCTCCCCACCGATTTCCAGATCCCCCTGGAGAAGGATACCGAACGTGCTATGGTCATGGTAGGGGGATCGAGCTACACGGTCGGTACAGCCGGATCGGCCCAGATCGGCCGTGGAATGACGGTGCAGCTTTTCCACGGTTCTGAGGTTGCCTTCTATGAGAACGCAGACCAGTTAAGCACCGGCCTTATGCAGACGGTTGCGGACGTAGCTGGGACAGAGGTCATATTCGAGTCCACCGCCAATGGCCCCGGGAACTTCTTTTACAACCTCGTCATGGGGGCCATAGCGGGAAAGAACGGCTTCATTCTCGTATTCATACCCTGGTATTACGACGACGGCTACAAGGACACTCCGGGTTTGCGTGAGTGCGATCTTAACGACAAAGAGCAAAAATATTACGAGTTACACAAGGCAGATGGTTTGACGCTCGAGCATCTGGCGTGGCGCCGCAGGAAGATTTCATCATTCAGCGACCAGGAATGGAAATTTGTCCAGGAGTATCCATTCAATCCCGAAGAGGCGTTTGTGAAAGCCGAGGGGCGGTTTTTTGATCTTGCCCGGGTGTATCTGGCACGGGGGCGAAAGATTTCCGAGAACATCTATGCTCCCCTGGTCATCGGTATCGACCAAGGGCGTACAGGTGACGATACTGAAATAGCTAGACGACAAGGGCGTAAGATACACCCGTTCGAGACGATCAGGGCGGACGACGGAAGCGAGCGGGATATGCGGCTTGCCGGACGGATAGCTAAAATTATTGATCGGGAAAAGCCCGATCTTGTGGTG